AAGACATCGTTTATGTCTATGATTGCTATCGTATGAGCAAACAGATACCGAGTTATCATGCAAGTCATATCAATGAACGGGAAGGTAGCGACTATATACCAATAATATGGCCCCATGATGGGTATCAGCACGATAAAGGTTCGGGTATCACTCTAGCTGAACAATATCGAGATGCCTACGTTAACATGCTGCCTTTCCACTTTGAGAACCCACCCGCACTAGGTGAGAAAAAAGGTGGCAATAGTGTAGAAGCAGGGCTAATGGAGATGCTCGATAGAATGGAGCATGGACGATTTAAAGTATTCAATACCCTTTATGACTGGTTTGAGGAGTATCGTATGTATCATCGTAAAGATGGAAAACTGGTCAAACTCAAAGATGATCTCATGTCTGCAACACGTTATGGAGCTATGAGTCTCAGACATTCAACAACACAAAATTCAAGATGGAATACAAAAGGCACACTAGGTCCTGATGTAGCCATCGTATAGGAGATACCATGGCAGCACCATTATTAGGATTAGCAAGATTACTTGGTAATAAAAAATTAAAAAAAGCAGCTAAAGAAGCAGGGCAAACTCTAGGTGGTATAGGTCTAGGTACAGCAGGACTCTATGGAGCTTCAGAAATTATTGGTAAAGATATGGAGAAAAAAGCTCGTAAAAAGCTTATGAAAGAAGGTGGTTCAGCAGCTAGAAAATTTAAGGAAAGATACGGAAAATAAATGGCAAAAATGACCAATGATGAACTTGCATCAAAACTAAGCAACGAAATAGATTCTGCTACAGGCAACTTCAATACAGAACTCTCTGAACAAAGAGAGCAGTCTATGAAGTATTATCTTGGCGAACCTTTCGGCAACGAGATAGAAGGCAGGTCAGAAATCGTTACAACCGATGTAAGAGATACTATCGAATACATAATGCCATCATTGATGCGTATATTTACAACTCATAACAATGTTGCAGAGTTTGAACCTGAAGGCCCTGAAGATGTCGAGATGGCACAACAGGCAACCGATTATGTTAATTATGTATTTAATCGCCAAAATAACGGCTTTAAGGTCCTCTATGATGTGTTTAAAGACGCACTTATATCCAAGACTGGTATCGTTAAGCATTATTGGGAAGAAAAAACAGAGGTATCTACAGAGAATTATACCAATCTTACAGAGATTGAGTACCAATCTATATTAGCTAATGATGATTTAGAGGTTATAGAGCATACTGAGAATGTCGTACAAAAGGCAGTTACAGATGATTTCGGCAATCTTATTAGCCCAAAGGTTTCAGAGCATGATGTTAAGGTCAAAAAGACCAAAGATAATGGACAGGTAAGAGTTGTATCTGTACCACCAGAAGAATTTTTAGTATCAAGAAGGTCTACATCTATAGAAGACGCTAACTTTGTATGTCATAGGGTAAAGAAAACAGTATCTGATTTAATTTTAGAAGGATATGATCCTAAAATTGTAGAAGAACTACCTACCTATACACAAAATAATGCTGAGTATGATGAGGAAAGACTGGCAAGATTTAGCTTTGACGATGATTCAGTACCTGCAGATGAAGGCGAAGGACCATCAAGAAAGGTTTGGTTAGAAGAATGTTACATACATTTAGACTATGATGGCGATGGTATTGCAGAACTTAGAAAGATTACTAAAGGTGGTAATATAATATTGGACAATGAGGAAATAGATTCAGTTCCTTTCTCAACAATCTGTCCTCTACCGATACCACATAAGTTTCATGGCATGAGTATTGCCGATACAGTACAAGATATACAGCTAATTAAATCTACTATCATGCGTAATTTGTTGGACAATATGTATCTAACTAACAATGCAAGATATGCAGTATTAGCAGGGCAAGTAGAATTAGACGACTTACTTTCATCTAAACCTGGTGGAATCGTAAGAATGAGAGCACCTGGTGCAGTTACAGCACTTCCAACACCACAGATACAACCTTATGCGTTCCAAATGGTTCAGTATTTAGATGGGATTAGGGAAGAAAGAAGTGGCGTATCTAAAATGACTCAAGGATTGAACCCAGATGTATTAACATCTCATGTAACTTCAGGTGCAATCTCAGCAGCAACAGAGTCCTCTATGCAAAGAATCGAGCTAATAGCTAGGATATTTGCTGAAACTGGTATAAAAGATTTATTTAGAAACATCTATTCATTGATACAAAGATACGAAAACAGACAAAAAATGGCGTATTTAAACGGCAAGTTTGTACCGATTGATGTATCGAGATGGAAAGAAAAGCTAAATTGTACAGTTAATGTTGGAGTTGGTTCAGGAAGTCAGAACTCTAAGATGCAAACCATGTCAGGCATTATGAACATATTACAAACAGTTGTGCAAAATGGAGGTATGGGAAGTCTAGTTACAACTCAAAACCTTTATAATGCTATTAGTGAATTTATAGCACAATCTGGATATAAAAATTCAGACATGTTTATATCTAATCCACAGATGATGCCACCACAACAACCACCAGAGCCATCACTAGATGAGAAGGTAGCTGCACAAAAAGCACAAGTTGAATTACAAAAATTACAATTACAAGCTCAAGAACTAGAAATAGACACGCAACTAAAAGCACAAGAACTTAAACTAAAACAAGAAGAAGCTGCTGTTGATCTAGCCTTGAAACAACAAGAATTACAGATTAAGAAATCTCAACTAGAACTTAACGAACAAGAACTTGCTCTTGAAGCAGTACAAAATAGACCTGTCGGTATTGGACCAAGCTAATGGCTTATCCTAAGTTTAAACCTGATTATAAAGGACAAAGCAGAGTTAAACTTATATCAAAGAAGATAAAGGTTTTAAAAAAGGAAGGGAAGCCGCAAAAACAAGCAGTAGCTATGGCACTCAATATGTACCCAAAACGTAAGAAGTTGCCACTAGCATGAAAGATAATAGCGAACTCAATCTAGAAATAGAGTTAATAAAAAAAGATATTAACGATATTAAGAACAACCATCTACAGCATATAGAAACAGATATGCGTGATGTAAAGATTGAGATATTTAGATTTAAGTACATTGTTTATGGAGCTGTAATCGTATTTGCTCTACTAAGCGATAACATAGAAAAGATCATTAACTTATTTTAGGAGACAATTATGTACGGCAAACCAATGAAAAAAGGCAAAAAGAAGAAAAAAGGTAAGTGTTAATGGCAAAAGGAACTAAACATTATTTTAAAACAGGCAAAGAGTTTAAAGGTAATGTTCATAAAATGCCTAATGGTCAAATACATTCAGGCAAATCACATGGCAAAACTTCTAAACAAGTTGTCCATTTTAAAGATTTATCAATGAGAGCAAAGAAGGTAGCTAAAAAATGATGAAAAAGAAAAAAAAGTTTCCTGATTTAAACAAAGACGGAAAAATAACCTATGCAGATATCTTAAAAGGCAGAGGAATTGAAGAAGGCGTTTTTAAAAGAGATAGAACCAAGAGGAGAACCAATGGCTAAGAAAGGATTATACGCAAATATACATGCTAAACGAAAAAGAATTAAAGCAGGTTCTAAAGAAAAGATGAGAAAACCTGGAACTAAAGGTGCTCCAACTGCTGCTAATTTTAAACGAGCTGCAAAAACAGCTAAGAAAAAGAAAGGTTGAACAAAAACGAAGAAGGAAAGCATAGATCAGGGTATTACTCTAAACAATATGAGCATTATATGGTTATAGGATATACAAATGGCGAATCATCTAAACTAGCACATAGAGATTTAGCAAAACAATTTAAACAAAAGAATCCAACTTTAGATAAATTAAAACAGATTTGAACAATATAGAATTACAAACACTATGTTTAAAACACCGACTTTCTGTCGAGGACTTATTCAGGAATACAGGGGTAAAACCTAATGACATTCGTGGATGGTTGTCAGGCAAAAGGAAGATTCCAGACTGGATAACAGAAGAATCTTTAACAAAAACTAACGATTAACTACACCTGCGAAAGCAGATAGAATCTAGGAGATAAAAATGGTAGACAAAGAAGTACAAGTAAAAGAAGGTCAAGATGCAAAACGATTACTTGAAGATCCTTTATTGATAAAGTCTTATGAAGTAATACAAAATGACATCTTCCAGAAATGGATAAGAACAGATATAGGTGAGACAGAGACTAGAGAATCTTTATATCACTCATTGAGAGGTGTTTTGACAGCACAAAATGTGTTAGTGAATACAATGGAGAATGGAAAAATTCTCGAAGAAGAAAGAAAGGGAGGTAACTAATCATGGCAAAAGATGATATCCCTATAAAAGAATCCACCAATGGTGGCGTTCCTGTTACTGATGTAGTGTCAGCACAGAGAGCAATACAACAAAGTCTAATGGGAACTCCTAAAGAGCAACCCTCAGAAGACCAAGTTGAAACAGAAGCAACGGAAGAAGTTTCTGCACAGGACATGGAGTCCGAATCAGTACAAACAGAGGTAGAAAATCCTGATGGATTGACTGCTGATGACTTAGTAGACGATACTCAAGAAGAAGTAAATGAGACACCTGGAACATACACCATCAAAGTAGATGGTAAAGATGTAGAGGTCACCCTTGATGAGCTTCAGGCAGGTTATAGTAGACAAGCTGATTACACAAGAAAAAGTCAAGTATTGGCAGAGCAACGCAAACAAGCTGATGAAGAATTAGCTGCGACTCAACAAGAAAGACAGCGTTACTTATCACAACTTGAACAATTTAATACACAAGCTGATTCTAAGTTAAATGAACTTAAATCAACTGACTGGACTAGACTCAAGGAAGAAGATCCAACTGAATACATGCTCAAAAGAGACCAGTATAGGGAACTTCAGGAAAACAAAAGAACTGTTGAAGAAGAACAAAAGAATCTTCAATACAAATCGCAACAAGAGCAACAAGCTAAATGGCAAGAAGAACTTGGCAGACAGCAAGAAATTATGGCTCAAAGACTTCCAGAATGGAATGATCCTACAAAAGGACCGAAACTTAAACAAGATATTAAGTCCTTTGCTGTAAAAACAGGATTTTCCGAACAAGAAGTTGATAGCTTAATTGATGCAAGGTCTGTTGATGTCCTTCATAAAGCCATGTTGTATGATAATCTTTTGGCAGCTAAGATTTCTAATAAGAAAGCTAAAGTTGTACCTAAAGTTACAAGACCTGGTTCTCCTGCAACAAAAGGTGAAATCTCAAGTGATAAAGTTAAGGCACAAAGAGCAAAGTTAAGGAAAAGTGGACATATCAAGGATGCTTCAAGCGTTATTGAAAGTCTTATGAATTCTTAACTGATACATAACTTTTTTACATAGGTAATCAAAATGGCAATATATACAAACTCTTACGAGACTTTTGATAGTAACGATAAGAGAGAAGACTTGGCGAATGTGATATACAACATTTCTCCAACAGAAACTCCATTTATGTCTAGTATCGGTACTGGTACAGCTAACGGAACGAAACACGAATGGCAAACAGATAGTTTAGCAGCAGCAGCAGCTAACTTAGTAATAGAGGGAGATGATTCTCCTAACAGAGCACTTGTTGCAACAACAAGACTACTTAACCACACGCAGATTTCAACAAAACCTGTAGTAGTTACTGGTACTCAAGAAGTTGTTAGTAAAGCAGGTGTTACATCTGAAATGGCTTACCAAATCGCAAAAGCAGGTAAAGAAATAAAACGTGATATGGAACTAGACATGACAGGTAAACAAGAAGCAGCAGCAGGTTCTTCAGGCACAGGTCGTGCTTCAAGGGCTTTTGAATCTTGGATAGTAACTAATGAACTTCATGGTTCAGGCGGTTCTACAAGTGGTTCAGGTGCTGTAACAGACGGAACACAAAGAGTACTTACTGAAACACTTTTGAAGTCTAATTTGAAAAAATGCTATGACGAAGGTGGAAACCCAGACTTATTGTTAGTTGGTTCATTCAACAAACAAAAAGTATCAGGTTTTACTGGTAACTCAACTCGTATGGACATGGCAGAAGATAGAAGCTTAGTTGCTACT